CCTATGCCGGACACTACGTGGTCCTTTATAGGGTTGAGGAATTTTTGGCCCGCCAAAAAGGAGGAGGACACCCCGTAATATTATAGGGGTGTCCTAATTAGGAAAGTGGAGGAGGAGGAGGAGTTATAATAAGAAGCTTTCTAAGCCACAATTTCCTAATTGGGAATTTGTTTTTCATTTATACCCCCCTTAAACCTAACCAACCCTAGACCCTAGTCCCTATGCCGCTCCGCGTCACACAACAAATATACCCCTGTAAGGTTCAGGGGTTTAAGGTTTAGGATAAGTCTATTTATAGATGTGGCTTTTTACAAGGGTAGGCCCCAGTTAATCCCCCCTATTTATTAGGGAGACAACAGGGGGAAGGTTCAGGGTCCCTACTAACATAAATAGCCGACTGTTTTTCAACTCCCCATCAACTTTTTACCGAATTTTGAAGTAAATTTCTTAATTTATTTTAATTTAGTGAACTCTAAATCTTTCTTTTTAACCTATCCTCAATCTGATATTAACAAAAATGAATTCTTGGAGTTTGCTAGAACAAAAGGTCAACTTATGGAATATGTTATTGCAAGGGAACTACACGCTGATGGAACACCGCACTTACACGCCGCACTTAAGTTTTCCAACACAGTACGTGGAACTATGCGACTCTGGGACTTTCAAGGCAGACATCCAAATGTCCAATCACCAAGAAGATGGCAAGCCTGTAAGCAATACTGTCGCATCGACGGTGACTTCATTGAAAATGAACAAGTTCCTATTCAAGCAGCAGGTGAAGTCGTTCAAGCCCAAAGACCTCTCAGTGAAGTTTGTCAAGAGTTTGAAGATGAAGCGCTCTGGGTTCAACACTGTATCACCAATTCCATTGGATTTCAATATTGTCAGTGGTTGTGGAATCGTTACCACAACGACACTTCTACAATACGAAACACCGATCCAATCCAAGGAGAAATTCTTGAACCTCTATTATCATTTAGATGGAATTTACGTCAGTTCCCAGTTATTGGGATTATCGGTGCCTCAGGCTGTGGAAAAACTTCTTGGGCTAAATTATGGGCACCAAAGCCAGCACTCTTTGTTTCGCACATCGATCAATTGAAATTCTTTCGTAATGGCTATCATCAATCTATTATCTTTGATGATATTGATATTAATCATTATCCCCGTACAAGTCAAATTCATTTACTTGACTTCCATAACGCCCGTGCTATACACTGTCGTCATGCGGTTGCTATGATTCCAGCTGGAATACCTAAAGTATTCACAGCTAATGTTATGTTCTGTTCAATTGATGACCCAGCAATAAGAAGAAGAATGAGAATAATCAACGTCCAAAGGGACGGAATAATCGGCCAATAAACCTTTATTATTTTATATTTTTTTTTTAATTTAATTTTTTTTTAAAATCGCCACCCAGACCTGAACTCACCCGAACCTATGTGGCGACTAAGCAACTACATTATTGTAAGTTACGGTGTCAAAAGTAGTGACACCAAAATTTGGTTTACGAGAAGTACAATAAACACCAATTACTTGATTAGCTTCATAAGCACAATTAATTTGTTGAGTTGGATTTACATTAATTAAATCCTCTAAAGCGAACATTTCACAAGGAAACATACTCTGATAACCCAAATAAGCATCATTTAAACCACCTGGTGGACCACCATACTGCAATTTAATACGTTCAAGAAACGTCAATAAAGACATACTTTTCATAAAACTACATTTACTAGATTTAATAGCACCAGGCTCCAATCTAATTTTTGAACATTTCTGAACATTAGTAAATAATTGAGGCAAAGGAGGTTCATTAAATGTGGTATTACCAGTCATTTGAGCAGCTCTAACCAATTGAACCCCATTAGCAACAGGGATACTACTTAATGGAAAAGCAGTTTTATCACGCATTTTAGGAATTGTATTAAACAAATAAGACCTACCAACGAGAGGGTTATTACTAACATCCTCTGTACTGGTAGTTCCACTAGCAGCCAAAGTGCGATTCTGAATTTTAATTTCAGAACAACCATAAACATGCATTATTTCATCCTCTAAACGAATTTCATTCTCAAATACAGGCTGACGAGTTACATTGAAATCTTGTCCATAAAGTACAAATTTAAATAATCTTTCATCATTAGCAGCAGCACCAGAACCGGCAACAGTAGTGGTACCACTACTAAACAACATAAACGTAGGAATAAAATATGCAGCAACTGTTCTAACAGTTGATCCAATAACAGTTACAAAAGGAGATACAGCCTGTGTTTCAACACCAGTCTTCCCATTATAACGTGTCAATTCAATCTGCCAATCCTTTGCATCACCAAGAGCAATATGACCCAAAACAGTATCAATGTTAGCAATGCGGTAACCCTGCCTTTCAAACAACTTACGAACCAAAGCTTGCACAGCAACTTCGATAACTTTATAAGGATCCACTGCAGTATGTGTGATATATATACAATTAATATCTGCAACAATTCCACAAACTTCAGAAGTACGAACAACTCCTTTGTTTGCATAAGGGGTTTCTTTCTTAACAAGAGACCCACCTTTCTTAAATTTCCCTTGATAACTACCAGTGGTATGATACACACCACGAGCCTTACGAGTCTTCTTTTTAGAAGCTACGTAGTTTTTCCATTTTCCAAATGCCTTACGAGCAAGACGAACACCACGGATAACGTTACCAGCCCCAGGAACAAAATAATTAGCCGCATGGGTAGCCGCAGCACCAATGATTCTTTTAGAAATTGGTGAAGTGGGACCACCTGACCACTTTCTTTTGGTTGGGCTGTACTTAACAACGTTTCTTTTCATGACCCTATGCCGGACACTACGTGGTCCTTTATAGGGTTGAGGAATTTTTGGCCCGCCAAAAAGGAGGAGGACACCCCGTAATATTATAGGGGTGTCCTAATTAGGAAAGTGGAGGAGGAGGAGG